ACAAGTTGCAAAGCTTGTCGGTGTAACTGAGCAGACAATAAATAATTGGAAGAAAGAACATCCAAAGTTTTTTGAGTCCTTAAAAGACTGGAAAGCTGAAGCAGATCATGAAGTTGTGAATGCCTTATTTAAGTCGGCTCTTGGCTTTACAACAAAACATAAAAAGGCGATCACGGTATCAGACGGTGCTCAGACTGGTGCTCATGTTGAGATGGTCACGGAATATCACCAAGCTCCACCGAATGCCACATCGATCATATTCTGGCTGAAGAATCGCCATCCAGATCAGTGGGCAGATAAGAGGGAGCTCAATATTAAAGTCAATCTCGCTGAAGAGATCAATGCTGGCAGACAAAGGGTAATCGATGGACTCAGATCAAATCCAAATTGATCATGAAGCAGAGCTGAAGAATGATATATCCAGTCAAACACTGGATCCGTATTCTTTTGTGCTTTATGCTTTTCCCTGGGGACAAGGTGAGCTCAAAGATTTCCCAGAAGGTCCAGAAGATTGGCAAAGAGATGTTCTGATCAAGATCTCTGATGCACTGAAGGCTGGCTACATCACTGTTATGGAAGCAATCCAGATCGCAGTGGCCTCTGGTCACGGCATCGGCAAGTCAGCACTCGTGGCCTGGATCATTCTCTGGGCCCTTTCAACATTTGAAGATACAAAAGGGATCGTCACAGCCAACACAGAGACACAGCTAAAGACAAAGACCTGGGCCGAGCTCGCTAAGTGGCATCGCTTGTGCATAACGAAATCATGGTTCACATTCACAGCGACGGCAATCTATTCTAATCAGCCAGAGCATGAGAAGACCTGGCGATGTGACATGGTTCCCTGGTCTAAAGAGAAGACCGAGGCATTTGCTGGCCTTCACAACAAAGGTAAGCGATTGTTTGTGATCATGGACGAGGCATCAGCGATCCCAGACAGCATATGGGAAGTTACTGAAGGAGCTTTAACTGATGAAGAAACGGAAATTATGTGGTTCGTCTTCGGCAATCCTACACGCAATCAAGGTCGATTCCATTCTTGTTTCAATACTTTTAAACACCGATGGAACCATCGACAAGTTGACAGCCGAAAGGTTCGCATCACCAACAAGGAGCAAATCGCAAAATGGGAAGTGGACTATGGGGAAGACAGCGACTTCTTCCGTGTTCGTGTCAAAGGAGAATTTCCACACTCTAGTGATCATCAATTTATTTCAACATTGCTTGTCAATAATGCTAGAGGAAAACATCTCCGAGAAGCAGATTGCAATTTCAGTGCTGTGATCATAGGTGTTGATCGAGCCTGGAGTGGAGACAATGAAACAAAAGTATACCTTCGACAAGGCAACATGTGTAGAAAGCTCGGCACATTCATTAAGGATGAAGACGATGGACTCGTCGCTGGGCATGTTGCGAGGTGGGAGGATGAACATAAAGCTGATGCTGTATTCATAGACTTTGGATACGGTACTGGCCTCTTTTCATTCGGAAAGCAGATGGGCAGACAGTGGAAGCTCGTCGCATTCGGTGGGAAGTCTGATGATCCCATGTTCGCTAATAAGCGAGCTGAGATGTGGGGAAAGATGAAACAATGGCTGAAGGACGGTGGAGCAATCCCAGACGATTCGGATCTCTGTAATGATCTAATCGCACCAGAGGCTTTTAGTGTTCAGTCTGGCCCTAACAGTGGGAAAATCCTTTTAGAATCCAAAGAAGCCATGCAGAAGAGAGACATAGCCAGTCCAGATGATGGTGATGCACTCGCTCTAACATTTGCCTTCCCAGTTATGAATAAGAGCCAGAGGCAGTTCAGCAATCTCACCCAGGGATCCCAGAAGTATGATCCTCTCAAGGTGGGACAGAACAATCAAGAACAGCCAAGGTACAATCCGTTATCGCCATTGGCGAAGACATAGGAGAAGCTTATGTGTTTTGCAAGAAAAGGACCAGCACAAGATGCTTTCGTCGGTGCAGTCGATAAGACGGCTGGACATCAGAGACATTTTCCAGAGTATGTAGGAAAGGCTAGACCATCGACGATGGGAACACCGTCAGCATCAGCAAAATCATCAGCACCTACACCTATGGCATCAGTTCAGCAGTCACAAAGAAATAGGACCAGGCAGATGCTTGGAACATATGCAAATAAGAGGATGATAGCCTAATGTGTTCATCGGATCTAATGGGTGGAGTCATGAGTAATGTTGGGAATCAGAATGTCCAACGAGGATGGAAGCGAGCCTTGTTTAACATTGTGGATCCTGGTGGTGGCCTATCCAATACAATGGCTGTTGCAGAATATTACAACAAGCCGACGAAGACCAGGGACACTGGATACAATTCTGAAATCATGAAGCAGTCGAGCACGAATCCAATGAATCTCGAAGAGAATCAGCCAGCAAAGCCAAAACAGAAACAAGCAATTAAGAAGAAGCTACCGACAGCAATGGAAGAGAGACAGAAGACATTGCTTGGTGGCTCTAATGATCCAAATAACCCATTACAATACAGTCCATTGACATAAGGAGAATGCCATGTGTTTCGGAGGATCTAAACCAGCACCACCAGCACCACCAGTTGTTCAAGCACCACCAGCTCCACCACCAGCACCAGCTCCGATCATTCAACCGTCTGAGGTGAGCTCACAAGATCAAGCTGAAGGAAGAAGGAAGAAACTTGCAAGAATGAGATCTGGCTTGCAATCAACGATTAAAACAAGTGCCAGGGGGATCGTCGGTCAAGGAGCAGACCTATCAGCTCCAGCCACTGGCAAATCAACACTAGGGAGTTAATATGCCACCACCTAAAAAGTTTTATAAGGACACTGGTGGTAAGGAAGGCGATTGGTCCACTGGTGTGTCTTCCAAGAAGTCAGAGTTTGATAAGCGATTCGAGGCGATGAAGAGGGAAGCTCAACATTACATCGCATCATATAGATCTCTGTCTACATACCTTAATCCAACACGAGGCCTCTTCGATGAAACTAAGATCGTCAGAGGGACGATGATCGATCATAAAGTGGTCCTGGATTCTCATGCAACGAATTCTATACGAAAAACAGCAAGTGGCCTTAACTCTGGGATCACATCCAAGAGTAGGCCCTGGTTCAAGTTGATCCTCGCTGACGAAGCAATGATGGAATATCCGAATGCGAAGCTTTGGCTTGAAGAAGTCCAGAAGAGAATGTACACGGTCCTTGAAGGATCCAATATCTATGGAACATTTCAGAACACCTATGAAGAGCTATTAACATTCGGCACTGGGTGTTTCGTTTTGTTAGAGGACCAGGACACAGTTATTCGTACAAGAAACTATACGGCTGGCGAATTCTATCTCGGCACAGACAATAAAGGGAAGGTCAATTCGTTTGCAAGATCATTCGAGATGACAGTGGCCCAGATTGTTAAGTCCTTCAGTTATGAGAATTGTCCACCGTCGGTCCAGTCGTTATGGGATACGAATCAGATAGACACCCAGGTAAGAGTACGGCATTTGATTGAACCTAATGATCAAAGGGATGCGAAGATGGCAGATTTTAAGAACATGCCATTCAGATCAGCCTACTGGATCAAGGGTGAACAAGCAGATGATCAGTTCCTGGATGTTCGTGGTTACATCCGATTCCCAGTCGTGGCTCCTCGCTGGTCAGTACCTACAACCGATATCGTCTACGGTTATGGGCCAGGGTGGGATGCATTAGGTGATGTTAAGGAATTGCAGAAGACGAAGTATGATAAACTGCTCGCTCAAGAGAAGCTCCACAATCCACCGATGCAATCGGATGCTCATGTAGATGGGCATGCAAACTTACTTCCAGGTGGAGTCACAAAGACAACGGCTAATGTTCCGAATGCTGGTTTACGACCAGCCTATCAGATCAATCCAGCCATGGAATCTTTTATCGAGATCATCAACAGCACGAAGGGTGCTATCGATAAGCATTTCCTTACGGACATGTTCACGATGCTCGCATCACTCGATAAGAGAAACATGACAGCGACTGAGGTAGCATCTAGGGAGAGAGAGATCATCATGCTCATGGCTCCAATCCTCAATCAGATGGACGAGGAGATGCTCAGTCCAGTTGTGGAATTGGTATTCGGTATCATGTTGGACAACGGCCTATTGCCTATGCCACCAGAAGAGATGCAAGGTGCAGAGATAAAGGTCCAGTACATTTCCGTATTGGCACAGATGCAGAGATCCGTCGGATCCATTGCTATAGAGAAGATCCTGGCCTTTGTAGGAAATCTTGCACAGCTCGCACCGTCTGCTCTTGACTTGATCGACATTGATCAAACGGTCCGTGAGTACGGAACCAATGAGGGTGCACCAGCGAAGATCATCAATGATCCAGTGGTCGTCGATGCGATCCGTGATGCACAAGCACAGCAACAGCAACAACAGATGGCGATGGCCTCGGCAGAGCCATTATCTAAGTCAGTGAAGAACCTTGCAGATGCTGGCCTGGAAGGTGACTCTGTCCTTAAGAGAGCATCAGAAGTGATGAAACCGTGACGGAAAAAATTAAACAAGATCTTGAAGTGGTCTTCTTGTATAAGGGCAAGAGGATCAATACAAGGAAGCAAGCGATGAGGGCACTGGATGATATTATGGTCGAGCACCTAATATGTGTCGGTGATCTGAATCTCTTGGAAAATTGCTTCAAGCTCAAAAGAAGGTTCGGTTTATAATGGTCGATAAGAGGAAACCAGAGACACCAGAAGAGAGAGAGAAGAGGAAGAGGGATCGAGAGTTAAATGATATTCGAGTGGTAACATCAACACCAGAGGGCCGTCGGTTCGTGTGGCGAGTCTTAAGTGAAGGAGAGATCTTCAAAGATGGATATGTTCACGGTGACCAGGGATTTGGTACTACTTACAATTGTGGTCGTCGGAGTGTTGGTGTATGGGCACTATCAGAGTTGATGGAGTCCAAGCCAGAAGTATTTATGCAGATGCAAAGGGAGAATGCCTCAGAGCTTAAAAGAGAAGAGCTCGAAGCGAAGGATGCAATCGAGGCCAAAGATATTTTAAAAACAGACGGCTAGTCGCAGTCTACGGAATACGACCAGTTGGTCAAACAGAAGGAGGCACAACATGCCAGAAGAGAATGCTCAAGCAACAACAGAATCAACCGAATCCACAGAGCAACAGCAAACGGCTGAAGGCCAACAGACCAACCAGGAAGGATCTCAGTCCACTGGTGAAGCTGAAGGCTCGAAGGACGAAGGCACTTTGTTGGGTGGTAAGGATGAAGGAGGCGAGTCACAAGGATCCGAAGGGACATACGCATTCAAAGCTCCAGAAGGAATGGAGATCGATACTGGATTGGTCGAAGCTGTCACTCCAATATTTAAAGAAATCGGTGTCACCCAGGAACAAGGCCAGCAGTTGGTCGATGCCTATGCTCCGTACATCAAGCAACAGTTTGATGCACAAACGCAAGAGGCCGTCAATGATTGGAACAAGACAACCACGGAATGGGGAGAAGACACCAAGAAGGAACATGGTGATGAGCTTCAAGCTAACCTGGCTGTGGCTGGTAAGTTTATGGACAAATTCGGTGATAAGGATGCTCGTCAAATTTTAAATGACACTGGACTGGGCAACCATCCAGCGATAGTTCGTTTGTTTGTAAAAGCTGGAAAGGCAATAAGTGAAGACACTTTTGTTGATCCAGGAAAGACTAATCAGCCGACGAAGCCTGGGATAGATCTCAAAAAGATGTATCCAAGTATGAACGAGTAAGGCCTCGTCGAAGTTAAAAAATAAGGAGAAAACCAATGGGTGTATTAGGAGATCAATTCCCAACCTTGCTCGATGTAGCAAGAGTTATGGATCCTCAAGGTCGGATCCCAGCAATTGCAGAAGTTCTGCAACAGTACAATGATATCCTCGACGACATTCCATGGATCGAAGGTAACTTGCCTACTGGTCACTTAAGTGTGGTCCGTATAAGCAAGCCAGCTGGATCCTGGAGAATGTTGAATCAAGGTGTCACAGCAACAAAGGCCACGACTGGTCAAATCACAAACTCTGTCGGTATGCTTGAAGCTTTAAGCCACATTGATTGTGATCTTGCCATGTTGAATGGTAACACTGAATCTTTCCGATTCAGCCAGGACAAGGCTTTCATCGAAGGCCTTTCGGACACATTATCAAGCACTTTGATTTATGGTAATGTTTCTGCAACACCAGAGAAGTTTGATGGATTAGCATCTCGCTATTTCTCACTCGGCTCTACCTATACCACATACAGTCAGTTGATCGACGGTGGTGGTACTGGTTCTGATAATACCAGCATCTGGCTTGTCGGTTGGGCACCGAACAAAGTTTATGGTATCTATCCTAAAGGCTCCAAGGCTGGACTTATTCACGAAGATGATGGAAAGATCACCATCTCCGATCCGAATAACTCTGGATCATTCATGAAGGTTTACCAATCACGATTCCAGTGGAAAGCTGGCATTGCTGTCGATGATTACCGATATGTTGTTCGTGTCTGTAATGTTGATGTTTCTGCCTTGCTGACTGCAAGTGATTCTTCGGACACCTCGGCAAATATCATCAAGATGATGATCATGGCCCTTGGTAAAATGCCACCTCGTGCTGGCTGTCGTCCAGTGTTCTACATGAATGAAACGGTGCAGACGATGTTGTCTGTTAAGTTGTTGGATAAGAGTAATGTTTGGTTAAGCATGGGCGAGATCAAAGGAAACCCAGTATTCAGAATGAACGATGTTCTGATGTTCCAGGGAGTTCCTTGTCGTAGGATCGATTCCATCTTGAATACAGAAGCAACGATCACAACAGCAACGGTGGCTACATAATCGTAGCTGAATAATATAAATGCAGTTCAATCAAAAGGAGAAAGTCAATGATTTTAGATGATCTATTGAAACTAGCCGATGCTTTGGAAACTACGGTTTCGTCTGCTTCGACGAGTTATATTGACACTCAAGCTGGTGGAGATTCGTATGAAGGTGCGTTTTTCTATGTGCGTGTTGATACAGCTGTCACCTCCAGTGGTGCACCCACAGTTGATTTCAGTCTTCAGACTGATGACAACACTGGGTTTAGTTCTGCTACGACACTCGTCGCTACTGGCGATAAGTTGAAAGCAGTTCTAACGGCTGGGACTACCTTTAAGATAAGGATCCCACCGATTGCAGAGAGATACATCCGTGGCTATATCACTATAGGCACTGCTGATCTTACTGCTGGAAAGTTTGACATGTTCATCGTCAAGGATGTTGATATTGACGGAGCATTAGCTTAACCAAGGCAGAATAGCCAGGAGGCTATAAAATGCAATACAAGGTAATTAATTCTTGTCACGGTTTCCTGGGACGGATGTGGGAGAAGGGCGAGGTCGTCGAGATAGATCCAGCAATGAATCCACCTCGGCACTTCGTCCCTCTCGCTGATTTTGTTCCAGATCCACCGAAGCCACCACCTCATAGGACTGAGCCAGTTGAATTGGCACCAGGCCAACAGAGGAAGGTCGAAGGTGGGATTACTACTGGTCAATCTGTGAACCGTATTGGTCGAATGGCTGATATGACCACAGACAAGGTGCCTAACATCGCTGATGAAAAGAAAGTTGTTAAGACACCGAGAAGAAGGCCAAGGAGAGCCACGACGAGTAAAAAAAAAGATGCTGGATCTGTGAAAAGATAAAGCTAAAAGAAAAACGGAGAAGAGAGGGAAGACTTCCGAGCCAACGAAGGCAGAGGAGATCTTCTCTCTCGGATCCAGGGAGATAACATTATGGCAATCACCGATCTGACCATGAATGTAGCTTCTGTCTGTGATCTCGCTTTGTCCCATTTGGGAATGAAGCCACTGGCCTCGGACTTGGCTACGGATGTGTCAAACAATAATCCATCGGCACTGGCCTTAAATCGTCACTGGGGACCTTGTCGTAACGATGTTTTCCGTGAATTCAAATGGCCCTTCGCAACATGCCAAGACACGATCTTGCATAGGACCGACATCGCATCAACAGTATATCCAGAGTGGGACTTCTTCACGACATATCCATCAAGCTCTGTGACCGTCTGGGCCGTTTATGATGCGACCAATGTAGACAAGAAACATGAACAGTTATTTGAAGTTGTTTACAATCCAACATTGGCAGAGAGGATTCTGTTATGCAACCTTGATACACTGAACACTGCCTATGTAGAATATACTTATAATGTAACCGACACTTTGATATGGGACACGAAATTCATCATGGCCTTCTCTTATAGATTGGCTTCGAGCATTTGCATGGAGCTGACTGGAGAAGAAAAGAAAGCTCTTACTCTTACGGAGATTTATAACGGAGTGATCCATGAGGCCAAGAGGATCGCACATAGCGAGAAGAAACGAAAGCCAACACAAAGTAATCCAATTGTGGATTCGAGGGGATAACCAATGCCACTAATCAATCCGATCCAACCTACATTTAGTGGTGGTGAGTTCTCTCCGTCGATATATCCGAGAGTTGATATCGAGAAGTATAGGACTGGCCTCAAGACTTGTAGGAATTTCTATGTCCACCCACACGGTGGTGCATCAAATAGACCTGGCACAAAGTACATGGCAACAGCCAGGCATTCTGACAAGACGACGATAGTACGATCATTTGTATTTTCTCAGACACAAGCCTACATCCTGGAGTTTGGCGAATACTATGTTCGCTTCTTCACGGACCAGGCACCAGTACCAACATCCCTGGAAGATCACACCGACTGGGCCACTGGAAGTGCGTATGCAATTAATGACTGGGTAACATACAATGCTTCTTCATATCTCTGCATCGATCCAGATGGAACGACTGGAGAGCCACCAGAAACCTATCCAGCAGTATGGGCCAACCAATCAATGTACCAGATTTATACTCCGTATGCCGAAGCTGATCTCATGGATCTTAATCTTGAGAGCTCTGCTGATGTGATCTATATCACGCATCCAGATTATCAGACAAGGACCTTATCGAGATATGGCGAGTACGACTGGAGGCTTGAGCTCTATGAGCCTACTGATGGTCCATTCATGGCAGAGAACATCACAGCGACGACGATAGCACCGAGTGCAGTAACTGGTACGACGACTCTTGTTTCAAGTCCAGGGATCTTTTGGCCTACTCATGTCGGAGCACTATTTAAGGTAAGGCATTACATCGAGGGACAGACTGCATCTACGGCCTTTTCATCAGCGACTACTGGATCTTCTATTGGCTGTTTCACTACCTGGAGGCTTGTCACTCACGGAACATGGACTGGTAAGCTTAAGATAGAGAAGAGCAACGATGGTGGATCTACCTGGACGGCCTTGAGAACCTTCACTTCGGCAGATGATTTCAATGTGAATACATCTGGGACCGAGGACATCGAGATCAATACAGAGCCATTCTTGGTCCGAGCAAACATGTATGACTATTCAAGTGGTACATGTAATGCAGATCTCACGACGGACTCATACTATCATGAAGGAATTGCCCAGGGAGAAACATATTCAAGTGCAACAAATTTAATCTGTACTACAATTAAAGACTTTGGGTTGACGACGGCATCTGAATCTTGGGCCGAAGGTTCATGGTCTGATCGACGAGGATGGCCTATTGTCTCCAGATTCTATCAAGATCGATTATGCTTTGCTGGAACAGACAGCGAGCCTATGACGATCTGGATGACTCAGACTGGAAACTACACCAGCTTCTTTAGGCATTCACCATTATTAGATACCGACGGTATAACTGTAAACCTACCAAGCAGACAGCTAAATGCTATCAACGGCCTCACGGCTATGAAGAGGCTGATCGCTCTTACATCTTCCTCTGAATGGACGATAGGATCGAACCAAGGGACAGCACTTACTCCTTTGAGTATCGAGCAGTCCGTGGAAGGTTATCGAGGATCCTCTGGGATCTCACCAGTCCTCGTCGGTAACGAAGCAATATACATACAATCAAATGGAAAGGTTGTCCGTAACCTTGGGTACTCTGTAGAGTCGGACAGTTTTACTGGAGCAGAGTTAAACATTTTAGCTAAACATCTATTCGACAAATGGTCAATCGTGGATATGGCTTACCAACAAGATCCAGACAGCATCGTATGGTGCTTGCGTGATGACGGAGTCCTTCTTGGTATGACCTACATGAGAGAGCAAGAAGTCGTGGCATGGTTCTCGATGGATACTGGAACCATTGCTGGCAACGACGATGCCGAGATCGAATCAATTGCTACCATACCAGGCGAAGGTTTTGACGAGCTCTGGATGTCAGTCAAAAGAGGAGACTATCGTTTCATCGAAGTTATGTCAAAAAGAATCGTGGAGGCAGACTGTATCTCTGGAGGGAAGAGATTCCTGGCAGAGAATAGTTTTTTTGTAGACTGTGGTGTCACCTATGGTGGCAGTCCAATTTACATTACACTGATCACTCTGTCCAATCCGATTCAAGTAACAGCCACAGCTCATGGGTTCTCCAATGGCGACACCATTCGGTTAGATAATATTTCTGACTACGAGACTCTGAACGCAACGACCTGGATCATAGGAAATGTCCAGGCCAATTCATTCGAGCTCGCAACACAAGTGGAGTAATTCATGGCGAGAGCTACTGGTGGTACAATCACCACAGATGGTGGTTACACCATACATACCTTTACATCCGATGGCACCTTTACACCAGTTGCTTCCTTCGATTGTGATATTCTTATAATCGCTGGAGGAGGATCTGGTGGACGATCCAATGGAGCTTCTGCTGGAGGTGGTGCTGGAGGATATGTCTACACGGAGAATGTTGCCGTAACAGCAACTGGCTACACCATTGTAGTCGGTGACGGTGGTGTCGCTCCAGTCTCAAACGCACAAGGAAATGATGGAAACGATTCTTCTGGCCTCGGTCACACTGCCGTAGCTGGTGGAGGAGGTGGAGGTGGTAACTCTCCAGCTGGTCCTGGTCGTGATGGAGGATCTGGTGGTGGTGGAAACTACAACTACGGTGCTCCTGGCGAGACAACTCAAAACGATACATACGGATATGGAGTCGGATACGACGGTGGTACTGGGCCTCCTCAAAGTGGTGCTCACGGTGGAGGTGGTGGAGGTGGAGCATCTGAAGTAGGCGAAGATGGTACTGGCTCTGACGGTGGCGATGGTGGCGATGGTGTCGCAAGCTCGATCTCTGGATCCTCAGTTTATTATGCTGGAGGTGGAGGAGGAGGTGTGCAGTCTGGTGGATATACTCCAGGCGATGGTGGCCTTGGAGGTGGAGGCGATGGATCCAATTCTGGATCTCCCACGGATGCCGATGATAATTTAGGTGGAGGAGGAGGTGGTACTCCACCGAATGTTAATCCTGGAGCTGGTGGATCTGGGATTGTTATTATTAGATATTTAGAGGGAAGTGCATCGGCCTCACCAAGTGCATCGGCCTCACCTTCTGCATCAGCGAGTCCGAGTGCATCAGCTACACCTTCCGTAAGTCCATCAGCTGGAGATGAATTAGGTAGTGGTGGAACGATTACATATGAAGGTGGAAGGGTAATCCATACCTTTACAGAAGACGGAACATTCACTCTGAACCAAGCCGTAACATGCGACTATCTTGTCGTCGGTGGTGGAGGTGCTGGAGGTTATAAGATAGGTGGAGGTGGAGGTGCTGGTGGAAGTACATATACAGCTTCTACTATATTGGATCCAGGTGAGTTTACAGTTGTCGTCGGTGCTGGAGGTATCAGTGCGACAAGCGAGGGATCAAGATCTGGGGACGGTGGAGACTCTACATTTAATTCAGCCACTGGATCTGGTGGTGGTGGAGGAGGTGTCGGTGACGGTAATGATCCAGAGACAATCCAAGGTGGAGCAGATGGTGGCTGTGGAGGTGGAAGCTCTTATCCAGAATTCACTCATTATGGAGAAGGCTCACAAGGTGGAGATGGAGCGATAGGTGCTGGATCCTATGCTGGAGGTGGTGGTGGTGGCATGGGTGAAGATGGATCAGTCGGATCCACTGGCCCAAGCGTAGGAGGCGACGGAGGAGATGGCTTACAAAACGATATTTCTGGAACGAACATCTATTACTCTGGAGGAGGTGGTGGTGGGACCTTAAGTGGAACACCAGGCTCTGGTGGTCAAGGTGGAGGTGGCGACGGATCTGCGAGTGCGACCAAAGGAGACAACGGAACGGATGGCCTCGGAGGTGGAGGTGGAGGAGGCTGGGATAACCAGCAAGGTGGTGACGGTGGTGACGGTGTAGTTATTATCTCTTATGATCCACACCAGAACAGTCCGTATCATGACAATACAGTATTTCTTACTTATGGTGACGGTGCCGACGAGAGCACGACCATTGTTGATAGCTCTAACGGTGGACATACACCAGTGGCCCAGGGATCTTGTCAGCTCGATACAGCTCAAAAGAAATTTGGAACAGCATCGATAAAGCTTGGAACAAGTAATTATTTTACGATTCCAGATTCGGCAGATTGGGATTGGGGATCTGGTGACTGGACAGTCGAGACATGGATCCGATATGATTCCTCAGTGCCTGGTAGTGCTGGGATCGTCACACGGTACACGAGTGGAGGATCATATTTCTATATTGCCAAGGAAGGTGGTACCGTAAGGATCCGTGATTACGGTGGATCAGCTGTCAATTCGAGTGTGGCCTGGTCACCTTCGGCAGATACTTGGTATCATTTTGTTGCCGTAAGATATGGTGACGATGTTAGGATCTTTATCGACGGTACTCAGATTGGTGCTGACATTACGATCAGTGGAGCATTGATTGATCGATCAGTGGCAATGCAAGTCGGTGCATTTGCAGAGGCAAGCTATTGGAATAATGGATGGTTTGATGATGTCCGTATCGTTAAGGGTACGGCTATGTACACAACTAATTTCGATCCTCCTACAGTGCCTCTTTCTGGCTCTCCAGCCACACCTTCTTCAAGTCCGTCAGCGAGTCCGTCGGAATCAGCATCACCGTCGAGCTCTGCATCTCCGAGTGCTTCGCCTTCACCTACGCACAATTCAGAGACTCTTCTCTTGTTACATTGCGACGGTACAGATACCAGCACGACATTTATTGACAATTCTTCATATGCCAGAACGGTCACGGCTAATGGAGATGCT